TTTTCAATTGTGATGGTATCAATCGTTTTGGTTGTGAAAGTGTCTGTAATGGTCACAGAATCGCGTACAAATAGCGTATCAATCGTGTGGGTTGATGTTTGTGCCATAGCGGGGTTCTTTTCGATGGCTTTTTTTAAGTGCCATTCGGCGGAACACCCCGTGAAGAATATCATAATGGCGATTATCTTGGTCGTCTTTGTGAATAAATCACATTTTACCGCATTAACGATTTTCAATTGCGTTATGTAGGTGGTCAATTTCTTGACCTTTTCCTCTTTGGGTTTGTATGTCTTTTTTACAAATTCCATGTAACGAAATTCGATGGGTTACTATTTGGGTATTCACCCGCTTGTTGGTTGGCGGTGTACTCGGGATATCGTTGTGGGAAAAACGATAGGTAATCCACGCAACGCCTACGATAAGTTTCTGCTATGTTTCTTTGTCTTTGAACAATAGTGTCCAATTCATCTTTGCCTGGTAATTGGGTATTCTCTGGTGAATTACGAACAATACCCGCATTAGTTACTTCATAACCATGGAATAATAACAAATCACTCATTGCATAATGAATCAACAAAGGTTGCAAATAGTGTGACACCAACAAAAGATAAAATCCAGCCAATGTGTTGTTTTGAACATCATCCAACAAACGGCGATACAAGACCGTACCACACAATTCTTGAACTTGTATATCTTGGGCTATTTTAATAAAAGGAGTTATTTTATCAACATCAAAATTACCACTCAATTGGGTGTATTTGAATATGTCCTCCTTGGTAATTAATAATACATCATCATTTGCGTACATCTTATTTGTTCTTTAAACTTCCTTGATTTGGCATATCAATGGGCCTTGTCTTTGCAGTATCCCACCCACTTGGTGAAAATGGAACACCAGCACTATCAGCACTTTTATTTGATACTTCATTATAATTATCTAAATCTCGGTTCTCACCGCTTTCGCCTGGTTGCTTAGGTAAAAACTTACCATTGATTTGCTTCCGTCTGAATGTCAATCTTTCCCATCTGTGTTGACAAGACACTCCTCCTTTGTATTTCCAAATGCTATATGAGCTTAGACCACTTGGTGCAAATTGTCCGTTAACTCCAGCATCACCCATAGCAATAATATCTTCCCTTCTGTAAATTACTCCATCTTGGGATTGGGAAACCATTGCAGTACAAAATTGCCTTGAATTGTCGGATAAGATATTAGGACCATACCGATAACGGATTTTGTAAACCCCCTTATCATCACTACTTTTCTTATTGGGGTTTTCATACGCCATGTTAAATCTTAATTCCTCATCCGCATCTGTAACTTCCGTTACATCAATCAGTTCCCACACATCATTGTTAATTATTTCACCACGGGATTTCAAATGTTCTAACCACGAATCTTCATCCGCGATGGTCATATCCTTTAAATCAATGTTTTTTTTTAATGACAATGATACGCCAGTTTCTTCCTCTCTTGTTTCATCATCAATAACATTACCAGTTAAATCTGTAAATTCAAGGGGTTGTAAGGTCTTGAAATACATATTAAGGTTGTAACCATTGTGGTTTAATACCTTGGTAACTGCATCAATAACCAATCTTTGGAATGGTCTAATAACTACATTGTCAAACAAGATAGATGCTGACTTTAATTCGTCCGCGTTATTACCAAATCCAGTTCCGTCCTTGATCCCCAATAACAAAGGAGATACCACTCGGTGCGATATCATAATCTTTTGCATTGATTCAGAACTAAGAAATTGATATTGGTTGTGAGCATCGCTTAATTGTACGGGTGTGATATCAGCACTTGAATCCTTGCCATCGTTCCAACTGATAATAAAACGACCCGCATTGCTTGATCCACCAAACTTTGATTTGATTTGGGCTTCAACCGTATCCTTAACCTCTGCTGGTGGTTGCCCATTGTTGAAGTTTATCAACATACTTGGAGCCAAACCATTCATGATGTTGTTGATGTGGAAATTCGATATCTCCGACTCCAAGTTTGCATATTGCGTACCGCCTTGGTAGTCCACGGGTGCGAAGTAAAACGAACCCGTTGAATATGGTTTGATTGTTAATATACATTCGTTTGCGTTTTGGTCGTAACCCCATGCTCTTATCTCGGTGGGTTGTGTTCCACGCTTGATATTTGCCCAATCGGGATAATAGTAATACTTTTCAATCTCACCTTTGTCGTTGCACTTGGCTGGGCGAAGGGTCTGTTGTGGAAAGTGCTTGGCTTTAATGTATTTCTTTCTATCCTTTGACTTTACAAGTTGAAAGGATGCTTGACCCAACATCTTCAAATCCATGATTACTGCTCGTAAATCGTCAGAAGCAAACATGGTTTTAAACTCAATATAACCTGGCAAATCCTTTGATGAACTTGTTAACTCTAATCCCTTACCAAATATTTGGTCTGCTATACCCTTAATACACGCATTATTTGTCGGTGAACCATGATACAAATCAATCAAATACTGATAATAATTGTTATCGTCACCATATTGCACCCAATCCTTGTTTTTTTGTTCAATGATTGACGGAGCGGTGTATGATTGTAGTTGTATAAATTCTAAACTCATAATGTTATCCAATTAGGTGATACGGGAGCAGTAGTATCCCACTGCTTCCAAGTGTTATTAATATTTGTAGTTCCCACAATCCAATACCCTAAATACTCCCACACCAAATGGTTTGCATTGAATACACGGATCAATATCTCATCCGTATTGTTAGCCACCAAATTAATAGGGGTTAATACGGGCAAAGACATAGTATAGAACGAATATAATTTGCTTGGGGTACTCGTAGCCGTTACCATCGTTTTGGTGGGTTTATGCCACACTTGTATAGTTGATACACCAGTAAATTCCACAAACGATGTGAAATTGATACTTGTGGATGCGTTATTGATGTGCATACATATAAAACGCAAATAACACTTTTTGTTATAAATGAAAAACCCCCACCAAATGGCGAGGGCTTAAACATAGAAATATAATTAAAATTAAACGGGCATTGTTGGTGTAATAATCAATGCAAGACTTGTTGATGAATTTGCATCAAGAATCGCTGGTGGCAATTTTTCTTGACTTGAAAAAGTGATTGTGTTCAAACGAGCATCACCCATTTGTACACCCCATGAACTTGATCCGCCATTAGCATCACAACCCAAAGTTTCACCCAACAACCACATTTGGTCGTTTCTATCCCATACAACGATTTGCCATCTTCCTTTTGTCAAAGTTTGGATTGCATCCATGTCAATATCACCAGTTGTAGCAGTTGTTCCACTTGGCTTAAATGACAAAGTAAAAATGGTTTCATACATAGATGTTCCATTATCCCTTGAAGCATTGATAGTTGTTTCGATAGTTGACAAACCTTTCAATTCCCAAAAGATTGCGGGGATTGGTGTAGTTGTTGATCCGTTATCTATCAATGTAACTAATCCAGCGGGTGAACTTTTGGTCACGCGGTTTAGCCATTCAAACGGGATAAAATAGGCGGCTTTAATTCCACCGACATATTGCTTACAAGGTTCGTACCTTGCTAATAAAGTTCCACAAGTTGGCATATTTTTTCTATTATCTTGGTTAAAAAAAAGGGGCGGGTGTTTATGCCCACCCCGTGTTTATATTTTCCTAATAAGATTAGGTTACATTAATTACAACTTGTTGAGTTGGGTTTGTAGCAATGATACCACCCGTGAAACGCATGATTACACGAACATTCTGTGAACCATCGATATCGCTCATGTCGATAACCTTCACTTCGTTGTAGTCGCTCAACAATCCCGTTCCAAAGTGCAAATCAGATTTCATACCCAATACACAATCGTAGTCGTTAAGACCTGGACACATAGTAACGGGAATACCTTGGAAGTTCATTGGCTTTTCACCAACATAGAATTGGAAGTTGTAGTTACCCGCAGATAACGCCGCTTGGTATGCCTTCATGGTAGATGGACCAACATAGTATTGGTAACCTTCTTTGCCATACAATGCAGCGGGTGAGTAATCCAATGCTTCTTGCAAACGAGCAACAACATTTGATCCACTTGTAACACCCGAGAAAGGACGAACGATTGCAGAGTTGTCAATCAAATAACCAACCATTCCGTCTTGACCCGCTACGATTGCGGAATCATACCAAAGGTTAGATTTCCAAATACCTAATTCGTTTGCTTGTGCAACTTCCGCCGCAGTTTGAGCCAACATAAATTCTTCGAATGTTGCTGGTAATTTCTCAAATGCACTGAAACCCGCTTGTGCTGATTCCCAAGTTGTACGCAAATTGTTTTTACACAATTGCAAGTTCACTTGCTTTTCAACTGTGGTCAACACATATTCACCTAAAGTCACTGATGAAGAATCTGTAAAGTCACAAGATGCATCAGCGATTACAACTGAATCTTGGTAGTTACGGATAACTTCTTTGAAAGCAACATTGGGGTGCAATGTGATAAGTTCTTTTGCCAAGGTATCACCCGACAATAAAGCAGCCGCAATATATTTGTTACCAAATAGACCCGCGTAGGTATTTGGCGATATTGTTGGGCCACTCAAATTGATTTTGTTTAATTTATTATTCATTTTCGTGGTTTAGTTAAAAAGTTGATTAAATACTCTGTCCTTCAAAGTTTCCTCACGCTTAGCACCCAACTTGAAAATCAATTTGGAATCCTTCATGTTTGCTTCGGGGTTGTGCAATGTGTGTGGTGCTGGTTCGTTAGCCAATCTATCTGTCAATTCCTTGTTCTCAACACTCAATGCGATTTTCTCACCTTCTAATGCTGACAAACGGGCTTCAAATTTGGCTTCCAATTCGCTAATCTGTTTGCTAAAATAAGATTCTTCCATTTCGGTTTTGCTTTTAACAACTTTCTTTGCCATTGGCATTGCTTCTGAGATTTCTTCTTTCATTGGCATATCCTCGGCTTCGATGATTGCTTCTTCTTCGGGCATTTCTTCCTCTTTAGTAGCAACCTCAATGATTGTTCCGTTTGCATCTACGGTAATTACATTTTCATTTTCCAATGCAAATTCACCTTCTGGACATGGAATGTTACCATCTGGAGTAACAATAAATACTGCTTCACCAACTGCAAAGTTGTCTGATTCAAATGTGGCTTGACCATCATCGGTCTTAACTTGTGCCAACTCAACCTCGATTGATGCTTCGGGCTTTAATCCTAAAGTCGCCAATACTCGGTTTAATGTTTCGGTTGCGTTCATATATATAAAACTTTAATTGTTTACTTTGTTAGATTTTTGAAATTCTGTAAGGATATCAATCACCTTAGCCAACTTTTCCTCATCAGTTTCTACCTTTGACAATGGAATTGAATTGTCCGCAAAATAACCTTCGATTGAAAATCCTTTAAATTTACCACTTTTTGCATCTGACCATATTTCATCATTGGTCACTTTCAAACAACCCATCCATGTTCCAATCGGATCATTCATACCATAGATGGCCGACTTATCCTTTTCCATGTCTTCCTTAATCCAAGTTTCAACCATGCAAACACCTTGAACCGCCAATTCATGTTCAATGGTAGCATTGCCTTGCTTTCCTTTTAATAAAAACATTTGTGATGCTTTTCGAACTGTGTCTTTTGAAAAGTACACATAAAATTCTTGCATCTCCCCGTTCATTACTTGTTTGCGATAAATAGGTTTGTCTGGAATTAATACTGGGCCCATCAAAATGCGTTTCTCTGCATCTACTTGAGCAAACTTAATTTCGTGTGATTTTAATGCAATAAAATTGGATTCAATAGCGGGTGCTTCCACAATGCTTATTGCATCAATGCCACTTGCTATTTGTTGGTCATCCAATATCAATTCAACGATTCTCATAATTTATTTAAATTGTTTAAATACTCTCCCTTTGCTTCCATTTCCATCATCATTGTATTTAATTCCTTTGGTTCAATACCAAACTTTTCTTTCATTCTTGATACTTTTCCACATAACATTTTTGCCGCTTTGTAATGTACAATTGCCTTTGCAATATCGCTTTTGATGTTATCATGCTTGGTTCTAATGCTATCAACTTTGGCTTTTAACAACCCCATTTCCTTTGTTAAATCTGATGATATCGATAATTCTATTCCTTGTAATTGCATATTCTAAAAAACGATTTAACCAGGGAATGTTGCATTTGTTTGTATACGCCTATCCAATGCTTGTTGTGAACTCATATCATTACCAACTACATATGCCTTTGCGGGTTTGTTTAAACTTTTGTTCAAACTTGCAGACATTTGTGCCGATGGGTCTGCCGTTCCTCCAATAATAGAAACACTTGGCCCCATGCTTGGCGCTGATTGACCAGAATCTGATGCACCTGGAATTTTTACAGATAAGATTTTTTTGACATTCAATAAACCAGTTGCAATAATTGCTGCTGCGTTAATGTATCCTAATGGTGGTGTCGCTGCACCCGCTTCTAATGCCTTGTTTGCTCCACTATAAGTCGCAATGATGGCACTTGCAACAGATAATGTTTTTCCAATTGCAGTTTGTTCACCTACTAATTGCGAGAAAGTTGACAAGGCAGCACCAGTTGCATCAAGCAATGCCACGGAATTTGCGTGTTTTGCTTCATCTATCTTTTTTGAAGCATCAGCAGTTTCTTTTTTAATTGCAATTTCTTTTTGTGCTAACTGCAATTCCAAATCAATAGTGGATTGACCAGCATCTCTTTTTGCTTGAATCAAATTTGCCAATCGATCCAATTCTAATTTCTCTAATGCTTTTTGCTTTTCTTTTTCATCACTAATGGTTTTTGTAATACGCAACTGCTCTTTAGCATATTGCTCATTAATAAATTTTTCCTCACCATCCGCTGCTCGTTGTTTAAATGCAATTTCAGCCTCGACCGCTGCTTTAGAAGCATCTAATTCATCTTTTAATTCTTGTTTTCTTTTAGCCGCGTCTTCCTTATTTAATGCATCAATTGATTTGGTCAATTTTCTTTTACGCAAAATGGATTGTTCTTCCAAAGCATATACTTTAGATTGAGCATCCGCTGCTTCTTGTGCCATTGCATCACTAACATCACTGAGCGAATTTCTTTGCTGAATTAAAGCCAATTTTTCTTTGGCAATTTTCATTTCTTTTGCCAACAAAGAATCTTCCGCAGTTCCAACTTGTTTCAATGCTTTAATTCTGTCCTCTAATGTGGCGTTTTCATCCTCCATCATTAATCTGGCCTCTGCTAATTCCTTGTTTTGTTTAGCCCTTTGAACTCCCAATGACCTTTCAGCATCTTCGATTTTAGCAAATTGTTTTTCAATGTTAGCCGCAATCTGTGCTTCTCGTTGGGCTTCATCCATTACTTTACCAATTGCCTTTCCCGCTGCATCCAGTTTACCAGTCATGTCCTCTACTCCCAATGCAACTTTAGCAACTGCGTTGGTGGCAACCTTTCCCGCTTCGGAAAATTCACCAGAAAATAATAAACTAATTGCTTTGCCTAATTGTGGTAATAACTCCAATAAGCCTTCAAAGCGATTAATGATGTTTTCTTTGAGCATTGCAGAGAAATCATTTAACGCCTTTTGTGGTTCTGTAAATATGCCAATTAATATATTTGCCACCTTGACCAATACATCCCTAAATACATTCATGACCGCACTTAATCCAGCCATAAGTTGATCTACCTTCTCACCACCTTCATCCGTAGATGTAAATGCCTTGTACAACAATCCTAAGGATGCCGTAATAGCGGTAATAGTCAATACAACTGGATTCGCTGCCAATACCATTAAAGATTTTCCAAATCCTTGTACGGCTTGAACTGCTTGACCAACGGGGCCTTTAATTCCCGCTAACTTTTCACCAATACCACTTGTTTTAGAAGCAGTTGATTCAACCCCTTGTAAACTTGAATTAAGATTGTCAACACTTTGAACTGCATCCTTGGTGTTGATATTAACATTATAATTTATTTGCTCGGCCATAATTTTAATTTTCGTTTATAAACTTTCCATACTTGTTTCCAAGTTTGTGCGTATTGGTTTTTACCCTTGGCAATTTCTACCGTTTCCGATACTCCGTACCAATCTTGGGCTTGTGCTAATTTTATAATGAGTAATATCATTTTTTCAATACTAAAAAGTTTGCTTTTAAGATTTGGATTGTGTGTGTACCACCAGTATACATTTTCCACTTGAATGTGACTTCATCAGTTGGGGCTAAATCCAAAATAGTATCAATCTGAATACTATGAAAATTGGAATCAGTTGTGGCGTATGCAGTTGTTTCAATACCATTCACCAAGATCCCGTACACAACACTTTTGTTTCCCGTTTGTAAAATTGATACCATAGCCGTGAACTTGTATTGCCCACCATCAGTACAAACATATTTGGCGTTTGCTAAATCAGCACTTATGTTTTGAACATAACCAATTGATTCTTGATGTTCTTGTGGTATTGCCATCCATAAAGTCGAATCCGTAGTTGACGGAATTACTGCATCACGATACATTGTGATTTGATTAAATTGTACAATCGCTTGTAAACTTTCTACTTGTTGAGCAATATCACTAACACTATTCTGGTTAAATGTAGTGTCTTGGTTGCTATTTAAGTAATCTTCTGTTCCATAATGATAGGAATTCATAATACCTTTAGCAACTACATATTCGTTAATATAGGTTTTACCTTGCCCGTTAGCAGTTGCTTCAGTGTAGGTTGGTTTTTGTCCAGTAGTTCCAAAAGTCAATATATTAACACTTGGATATGTTATTAATTCAAGGTTTGCCAATTGAGTTAACATATCGTATTTCACGGACTGCACTTTGTAATAATTGCCACTAATTGCAATGGTGTCGTTTAATTGAAAGTTTAACCATTCTCCAACGGGGATATAAGCACCTAACTTAACCAATCTGGACTGCGTTGAATACATACGGGATAAATATTCATTCCAATACATCAAATACATTGAGTTTACGGGAGCATCTCCACGCACTGAATACTCCAACCCAAACGCCATTGAATAACTTGTTGAAAGCGTTGGATATGCCGAATACGATGTCATCAATGGCAATACATATTGATTGACTGGTACACCATTATTGTTAAAATAATACGGATCACTTATTGATTGTTTGCCTCCGTAATAAAACAAGGTCAAATCTTGTTGCACCGCCTTGTTGTCCTTATCCATGAATCTTGGAATGTTTAATTCGGTTGACCTGACTTTTTGATTGTTGGCATTTGTTTCATCCAAGGTTTGAGGACATATTACATTGAACGGGGTTTCCAACTTGAATTCATCGGTTGGGTAATCAATTAAGGGTGAAAATGATACAGAACCATATTCACGTCGATTGATGTTTCTATAATACTCACTTGCCAAGCACTCTGATTGCTTGTGTGTAAATGACACAACACTTGGAATTGGTAATTTACTATGTTCAATATCTTTTGTATCTATAAATTGTGACCAATTTTTTGTAGTTCCTAAAGCATACCAATCTTTTAAGTTATGTATTTCTATGGTGTTTGAACTGGTTGGAATTAAAATGCAATTGTATGCTTTAATTACTCCATTCACAAAATCCTTGATTTTCATTTGTGGCATGGCATCCTTCATGTCAATTGTGTTTCCGTTGATTCCTTGTGGTGCATTGGTACATTCAAATGACATAGTGAAAGGTGATGAAACATTAGCAGTCATTGTCCGATAACCATAAGATACTTGATCACCACTGGTTAATACATAATCAAAATTGAGATAGGCGGGTGAAATAAAAGTATTGACATTGTTTGTAAATGTTCTACTTTTCATTACCCGTCCATTTAACATCACTACAAATGTGATTGATTGACCTACAACTGGACTATTAAACTGCACATATAAAGACATTTCAAAGGTGTAATTACCTTTGCGATTTGCAGTATACACCCCAGATGCTAAATTATAGTTTCCAGATGGATTGGTAGCAACCGTTGGAAATATCAATGTCTTATAATTTACCGTTGCAAATGTGAACTGGGTATAAGTAAATGAATTTACATAAGCAGTTGCCAATCCACTTGCAACATATTCTGGATCATACAATGGACCAGCAGTTCCCATTGGTAAAATATAAGCATCATCAATTTCGGGTCTTGACAAAAATGAACCACTCAATGTATAACCCGCTTCTGCAAATACCGTTGTCAACATTGCAGTCAATCTGATTGCGGGTCGTAAATCATCTACTTCTACACCTTTAGGATTCCGTATGTTTCCATTAATTCCCGATGCAGTTGAATACCTCCAATTTTGGTTGTAATCTGCAATGGGCCATAATATGTCACCACTTAACAATGCTTGATCCCATGATGACAAAATGTTTGTATAGTTTGCTGTGTGGTCATATGCACCCCACATATTTTTATTCAATAAATCCTCACCCCATACATCCAATATCTTTTTGGTCGTTCCGTAAAATACGATGTTATAAAGTTGTGGGATTCCATCTTTAAACTTACACCCAACAAATTCTACACGACCTTGGTAAACTGGAATTGAATGAATGTATAAAGTTGCATCTTTTCCCAAATTTGGATTCCATCCACCTAATACAATATTTTCATCAAACCAATCCGCAAAAATTATGTTATTCGTGTCCGATGCTGGTATTTGGAAATTCTGTGTGTAGTCAGTCCAAATAGTAGACAAATCTTGTAGGTCTTTTAACTGCCTATTCAATTCAACACTTTCATCTTGAAATAAATCAACGGGTAATAATTCATTGAATGCCCCGCCTAATGCCTCTAATTTTTCAATACAACATTGTTGTGCCTCGGTGAATCCACTTACCGCTCTCGTTGCTAACGCAGTCATGATTGGGGTGATGGTATTTTCCACCCCGTTATCAATCGTTAATGAGAATCTTAATTCCATTATCGTACAATCTTGTTAATCTTTGGTTGACTATACTCAAATTGTATTGTGTACTGAATCAAATTTTCGTTGATTTGCTTTTTCTTTTCCATTGCAGTATCAATTACTCTCGCTGCTAATACCATGTTACCATCCAACATTAAAATGTTGTTTGAATAAAACACTTGTTCAATAGCATCAATGTCCGCTTCAAGAATCCAATCCGTGTTGACCATCATGGTTAATTTCGAGTTGACTAAATAGGAAGTCGTAACTCCCACTCCATAACTCCAATCTTGACCCAAATCTGCTTGTTTAAATATGGGTTGTGAATAGGTTTCTTTCTCGATCCCGTAATTGTCACGGCTTAATGCGTTAAATAAATAAGAATCATATACCCCGTATTTGTTTAAATACAAAGCATCTTGTTGACCATACTTGTTTTGGCAATCAAATACTACTGGCATAACCACATCATCTCCCGCTTTTACAAAAGTTATATTCGCGTTTGTACCCCATACTCCACCCGCAGTCATCAATTGCTTAATTTCAATTCCTTGAATCAACTGCGATGATGTTGTAATTGTGTTTGGGGTAATTGTCGCACTCCCACAAGTGATTGATGTAATTACACTTGCATCATACCATAAATACGCTTGGGGTGTTTGGGATGTTAGGGTTACTTGTGTCTTATCTGTATAAACATATTTAGCCCCATAGCCTACATTAAATCCATCTTGAGTGTATGTGTATCCAGCCGTTGCTAAAATAACATTAGAAGTGATTAAAGATGTGTTTACCGTGCTATTAATAAACCCTTGACAAGTTACCGCCACTCGCATTGCACCTTCACCAATGTTTGGTTTATAAGTACCAGTTAAAAAATAGTCACGCTTGACATATTGAGCAACAATTTTGTGTACATCAATCCATGCCCTTCCACCTCCAAATTGGTCGGGTCTTCTTACAATAGTTGCAATTGGTGTAATTGGCAAGGTGGTTGTTCCACTCCATACATACAACTTGAATACATAGTTAAAATTTGCGGTTGCATAATTGCTATCAAACGCTTGATAAATGATTGGGGAATTACATCCCACTATACTATCTGGTTGTTCTGTGAAGTTCATTTGAATAATCCTTTTTTTATATCTTGTTGCATCGCTTGGGTAAATGCCTTGTTGAACGATGGTAAAATTTGTTGTCTTGCTTGGGTTACAAATGGGAATGGTTCAATACCGAAATACTTGATTTTTCTATTCATCATATACATCATGGTATTAATATTAGATTTGGATTTGTACTTACCAGTTCCTAAATCTCTTGGTTGTATACCTTTCATTTTAACCCAATTTCTCATTGCATCAAGTGGAATCCCTTTGCCTGGTTTTCTACCACTCTCAACATACTGACCAGTTTTGTTCATAGTAATACCTAAGTCCAATCCATTTGGTGATGCTTTAATAGACGACACCAATTGACCACTTGAAACATAGTTACCACGGAATGTTTTTTTGGTTGCACTAATGACTTGCCATCCCCCGCCTACTTTTTTCCATTTAGCACGGATAGATGTTCTCGGTCTTTTAACCTCTAACATATTTCTACAAGCAATTGCCCATTGCTGAGAATAATCGGCAACTACTGCCATAGTATTTTTAAACGCAATCGCCATCCGTAACCCAAGGGTTTATTAAATCAATTGTAACTTGTATTTGGTATCCAGCCAATACCGAATCCATTGTTTCAACAAATGGCTGAAAGTTTATCGGACGTTGGAATTGGATTTGATTAAAATACGTTTGTTCTAACAACCATAATCCTTTTGACATTTGTACATACATCTGTTGTAAAATGAATGCGTAATTCATGTTCTCCGTGTATCCGTATTTTTCATATACTTGGATTAGGTTTAATTGCTCATTCTCTCCTTTTAAAAAGTTTACACGATCCGCAATCATTACATTCATTTGAATAGATGCGATTTGGTCAGTTAACGATACATTTTGAATTGAACAATGCATCAACGGGAATACCGTGAACGCCTTGAAATCAAACTCGGTCAATGTTCCGTGGCTATAATTCCATCCCTCTGCCGTGGCGATGTCCTTAAATACCTTGAATGCAGTTCCTATGTGGTTATTTGTCATCGCTTGTAACTTTGTTTAATAATTTTTTGTTCCATTTCCGCAATGTCGCTTTCGTAAGCCGTCCAGTACAAAGCGGTGTGAATGGTTTTTGTATAGACATTTTCCAATTGCAAGAAATTTCTTCCAGAGAGTCGATAGACCATTCCAAACCATCCCCATTTTTTGGTAAGGCGGTTTTCATCTGCTGACCCATCGGGCCCTCCAAATACTTCTGGATAGAATTCAATAAGTCGATTCCTAAACTCCAAAAAAAAACCATTGAGCCAAATGCCGTGTTACAATCTAAATCTTTAAAACTTTGAACAAGATTCGCATTGTATGGTTCTATTTCATACCTTCCTTGTTGTCCTATAAGAGTTACGGGGCGATATAAGACACTCATTACCTTCCATAGGTCGTGCGTCTCCTTTGAGTATGTTTCGATGTCTATAAACTCACCTACGGACATATCATCCAAGTTTGGAATGAATCCGTATTCTATCCCATTCAACTTAAACCTTGGTGTAAACTTTGGTGATTGACCTAACACATCTGTGATTTTTTCAACTGATTTTTGCAAAACATCAAAAGGCATCGACATAACTTCCGTCATTGTTAACTCACAGAAAATAGAAACGGCTTCCAATTGTCGTTGTGTTTCATCCATGTCTTCTTTTAGACCTTGATAAACCAACATTTGATGCAATTTTACATCTTGAAGGGAGGTGGGTACGATTATGCTTTTTGATTCAACCATTACTTATAAAACGATGAAATACACCTTTGTTGCTATGCATAAAAAAAGGGGATATTACCCCCTTTCCTTTGTCAATTAAAGAACTATGACTTATTCGTAATCAAATATGTCATAATCTTTGTCGTTGTCGTAATACAGAAGATTCTCATCTTCTTCACATTCTCTTATAAAATTGGAACGACAATCGTCATAAATTTCCCAATCTTCAATTTGTCTGTTGTCTTCGGGATGAAAGTTGAACATTATATTAAACCCTCCTCGGCTAAAGATTTGTGACTATCAGAAGTCAAAATAACATGGTCTATTAATTGAATATCTAAGATTTTGCCACATTCTTTGATTTTTTTGGTGATATCAATATCTGATTGACTTTCTTGAGTATTGCCACTTGGATGGTTATGACAAACAATTAAACCACAAGCATTGCTTAATAAAGCCGCTTGAAATAAATGTCTTACATCGACTACACATCCGTTTAATCCGCCTACTGATAATTGCTGAAAACCAATTACTCTGTTTGCTCTGTTAAGAAACAATACCCAAAATTCCTCATGGTGTTCAATGATATCTTTATCAAACAATTCGCGTAATAAATCAACTGCATTTGTGCTATTGCGAATTTGACCTTTGAATTCTTCCGTGCGGTGGTAAGTTAGTTTTACCTCACCTACAATAAATGACTTGCTCATAACAATGTAATTATTACGTTAGCATAAGTAAATTCTACTGCTCCAATACCACTTACATCATGTTGAAATCTGTTACGTTTGTCAATGGATTTGATTTTTACAATGTTGCATTTGTTTAATTCACCTTGTAGGCAAATGCGATACGGAGATACGCTGATTGAATAGAACATGGTCATGTCGAACATGCGTTGCAATCTGTTTAGGGTTTTAAGGTTTTTGTTCATAGTGTTTTTATTTGACTATGTAAAGATACGATGATATTTTTAATATTGTAAAAATAAAATAATACCCCTTTAAATATGACTAATCCATGACTGATTAAAACATTAACGAATTGAGTATTTACCTACGTTTGGTCTGGACAACGTATTGTAAATAGCATAACGACAAGAATCTATAGCATGGTTAAAAGCATCTATCGGCTTGTTAGTTAACTTGCCATCTTTATCTTCTATATACTTATAGTTTCTCATCTCTTTAATCATATTCAACGATCGCTTGGTTATACAAATAGTGTATCTTCTCATCATATCTATACCTACATTGATAGAATCTGCTCCTTTTGCAGTTCCTTTCACATTAAATCCAAATCTGTGTAATTCTGCAATTGTTTTTGGCTCTGCTGAATCTCCCCATATAACATCCCTTGGGTCTACATCTAATGACTTTAACATATTACCTAGATCACTATTTGTCATACCAGTTTGATAAATTAACTCATCAAAATAAAGATTTTCATTATCTAAATACATAGCAATTAATGAAGTCGGGTCATTGGAATATCCAAAGTCCATTCCGTATGACATAAACTTTGCAGTTGGAGGTATAGTATCTACTTCTATAAAACTAAATACCAGTGACCTTGATTGACCTCTGTTACCTAAGCCGTATACATTCCAATAATTTTCATCTATATTTTTTAACTTTTCGATTTCACCAATTAGTGATTTCTCCAAAAAAGGATTGTCAAGGTAAGTTGTCTGAAAAAATTGACAATCATCTCGGATTAATACATGGTCATAAATCCAATGGAATTCTTCAGATGGGTTGTAATCCAATATAATCTTACTTGTAGTCCTCATCATTAACTGACGATAATCTTCCAATCTTAATTCATTGGCTTCGTTTACAAATAATACATCTCTTTTTCTTCCCCGTACTTTTTGTGGGTCATCAACTGAAAGGAATTCAACCGTGTTCCCTAACAATTTATATTCATTAACGCTCTTGTTGTGATAATCTTCACTATATAAACCAACATTGGCAAGTATTTCAAAAAAATCCCGCATTACTGTTCCTCTCAATGCTGGAAAAGATTTGCGTACAATCGATACAATCTTATTCTTGTTGTTATGACAATAGTCAAAAATTAACCACATTAAGATATTATAGGTTTTTCCGCTACGAGTACCTCCTTGCTCTACAATTATTCTTGAAGTGCTCGTTTGTAAATGCTTAAATACAACATTAGTTCGTAGGGTTTGCATCAACAATCTCGATTTGTATTCTATTATCTATACCAGTACCAACCAATTCGGTTCTTTCAACGTAACCTCTACTTCTGCCTTTGGTTTTAAGGAAAAATATAATTGCAGTTATATTGCCATCTTGTATCTGTTTCTTTAGTGCCGTTTCTGCAAAATCAATTTGTCCTTCATTTAAGTGTTCAACCTTTTCTTTGAACTCATCATCTTCTTTATACCATTGGTAATATGTAGCCCTTTCTATACCAATTGCTTTACAAGTTAGCATGATATTATTTGCTTTTTGCTCAAACAAATTAAGGAAATCTTGCTTTCTTTTTTCCATTTTGGCTTTCTTGGCTTCACTTGCTTTATCCCTTGCTGGGTCGTGTCCTGTCTTAAACATCTTTTTTATATTGTGTGTTATGTATGTATTCTATACAATAATCGAGACCTTTTAATGCAAAATCGTGTATAAATCCATAGTGAATACCACTAACATGATCTATTTCTAATTCAATTCCATTCTTATTTGCATAATTCTTATCTAATCCATAGGATAAACAAGTACTTCCAGAAACATAAACATTGCAATCTACTAATTTCGTCAGTTCAATTAGTTCATCTATACCTCCCGCTAATTCTTTTTTGTAATCACTTGCTTGTACTATGTCTGTTTCAATGTTCATTAACTTACAAATTGCTTTGAGTTGGTATACAAGCAATGTTCTGTAATCATCCGAATCTGTAATCATTTGTGAATACATCTCTGCTATGTCTTTACCATACCATTGACTAATCTTTGCCTTGTGTTCTTTGGTCCATTCCTTCCCGAAAATTTTGGTGTCTTTAATTAAGGTCCTTGTGCTACTTTCTATGGGAATGCTTACCCAATGTTCTTTGCCTTGATTGTCTACTAACTTGTTTCTGTTTTCAAATCCTCGAGCTACTCTTTGAACATTATCAAGAATAACAAATCTATCAACCATTTGGATTCTTCGCAAATAGGATAAACTTGGCATGTACCTCGGTTGACTAATCATTGCTTTCAAAATACGCTTCTCATTAATTTGTATCCCTCGGCATATTGCACATTAATATGCATACCATAAAATCTTGCCCATCCTTTGATTCCATCTTCTCCTCGTAATTCTTTAAATTTAGAATATTCAACACTATAAAATTGCATGGCATTTATCTTGTTTAAAACGTAATCTCCAATATCTAAAAACAAATTCGGGGTGAAATTAAAACTGGGGTTAATCTCACTTGAACTTATGATTGGCATTGTAAGTACATGTTTTATTGTACTATTAGGCATATACCTACTGCAAATCATTACTGCATTAGAAACAACTTGGTGATCCTTGTGCAAATCATTTGCAATATGAGTAATCACTGCGTCTGGCTTGAATTTTTTGACATGTTTATTGATGCAATTGTTTAACTCAACATCGGGATACTCGTTAAATCTTGCCGTGTCATAGTTTTCCATATCAAAAGAACAACCAAAGTACTCGCATACCTTGGCTGATTGTCCTTTTACATCTTCAACATTTTCGTTAAATGTGTTTCCTTGATTCAAATACAACACATGTACTTTTTTTTTATTCTTAATTAAATGGCATATTAATCCAGCACACCCCAACACCTCATCATCTGGATGTGCTACAATCACCATTAACCTTTCAATATTTATCATTAAAATTTAATTTCTTGTTGTTCTGGGTCATCTTCGCTATCAATTGATTTTTTACCTTTGTCACGTCGCTGATACAAATTCCATACAAAATCTCTAAATTCATATTCGTCTGGACAAATAGAAGTATTTTCATTAGTGATTTTGGCAGATTCTTCATAGAAATGGTCATTGCCTCGTTTTTTCATTCTGCCCTCAATTGTATGCATATCGAATACAAAATCTGGCAAGGTAAGTTTTTCTTGGGTATCTCTTAAGTCAAAATAGTAACATAGTTTATTGTCAACTAATCTTGATTTTTGACTTCTTGCCAACAACATAATAGCATGGCAAAATGGTAACTTCTCTGGACAATGCTTATTCTTTTTCTTCTTGAATTCTGTATAGGTATTATAGAGTGCATCAATCTGTGCTGGAAGATATGGCATTGCTAAGCCAATATCCTCTGACACCATAACTCGAATCCTAAACCATACATACTCCTCGTAGTTGGATAAATAAAGTTCAGTACCGAAATATAGAGCCTCATGCTCCATACCTCGTCTAATAAATTTTTGAAATGCACTCGTTGCATGATAGAACGAATAGCCTCCTTTGGTAAATAATGGGTAACTCATATCTGTTTTTTATATATTTGACTTTGTAAATATACAATAAAAATATTGAATTACCAAATTTGTTTTTTGATTGTCATTATAAATTCATACTTGCTAAACATTTCCGTTTCCATGATATAACCATTATCGTTGCACAATCTGAACCAATTAGCCATGTCATGATAGTACAACTTGGGATCCATTTGATTACAACCATTATGGAATCCATTTACTATTAACAAATCAGTAGCATCCATGATATTGACAACTTCATCTTTTATCTTTTGCCAAAAATCATCATTGCTCATATCATTATTTAATGTCCATACTCCAACATTGACACAAACATCACAAAGTGGTATATGACCATATCCATCAGTTTCCATAAATATTTTGTCTGGGTGTATAATTCTTGCTTCATTAACATATTCTGTTTGTACATCTATGCCAATATAACCATGATTTAAATATTTGCTTAACTCACCCAAACCACATCCATAGTCAACAACTAAGGCATAATCATTAACCATTGAGGCAATTCTTTCATACCTTTTAATGGCTTTTAACTCGTTTTCCCATCCAACTTGCTTTATAGTGCTGGTTTCAGTATCTAACTTGTCTTTATAAAATTCTATGTTTTTCATATTAATAAGGCACTCTTAATGTACGTTCCCATGGATTTTGTAAATTCTTTCTCATGTTGGTTACTTTTTTCTTGGTTACCGCACTACCAAAATATTCTTTCAATAAGAAATAATCATTCTTTTCTGTTTCTATGGTTCTTGCATCTGCCATACCTCCGACACTTTCAAATGTGCCATCCTTACTTGTGAAAGCATACCTATGGTTTATAAATGTTTTTCTGTGAAAATATGCACTTACTCCGCTTACAAAGAAATCACATGCACTGACACATTCATCTGGTAGAACCATTTTAAATCCTTCAAAAAAACCCATACTACCACCAATAGCAAATCCAGTCATATAAATAGGTTTCATTGGTGAATAATCTACGGGTCTTGCAGTATTGCTAAATCCAAACATCATGCATCCCGCTTCTTTTGCAGTAAATGCAGTCGATTGAATAATATCATAAGCAGTTTCTCGATCAACTTTGGTTTTTTCCTCAAAATTTTTGTCTACATAGGTCCTACTCATAGCATTTAAATCATCATCAAGCATTACACAATTCGGATAATTCTGGTGAACCCATCGCATTTTAGCACTTAGTCCAATTACATTGTCTGGGTGTATAATCAATTCAACGTCTGGGTTGCCATCAGCATATGCCTCTGCTTGACTTTCTGTAACACATAGAGAACAATTTGCAATTGTCTTTAATGTATCTACATTATTAGCCCTCTTGTGGCTCAATATTATCAACTTTACCACTTCTTTCATCTATGATTTTTTTAAATGCTTCAAATGTTATTACTCGACCTTGACCAACTTTTCCAGATTTGTAATCTGATTGATTTGACAAATTAAAAAATGTCTTTATAAAAGCATATTCAATTTCATTATCAACCAATATCATGACATAATCATGCTTTTCACTCATTCTGGGTGCCAAAGGATAAATTGGATCGTTGTCATAATCTTCCTCATTTAACATTTCTTCAATGTTTTGCAACTGAATATCTTGTGACGACATCCCCCATTCCATTAATTTGTTTAGGTCATATTCATTAGCAAGTATATCAATATCCCATTCTCCAAATGCAATATTATCTTTTACAATAAATTCTTTTTGTTGTTCCTCCGTCAATTCGCTGACTTTGATAATTGGTACATATTCATAACCGCATTCTTTTAATGCTTTCAATCTCATATTACCACCCAATACAACCATATCATCATTGACTACAATTGGTCTAATCTCCAACATTTGCGGGAAATCTTTGATGCTTCTTACAAGTTTCTTGAATTTATGGTCGCGTATAAATCTTGGATTACTTGGATTCGGTTTAATCAACGACAACTTTACCGATTCTGTTCTTAATGGACTACTCATAGGTATTGAATACAATTGTTATTTCATTAATCATTTTTTGCCATTCTCTTGGATTGCAACTACATGGTTTGTACAAGTTTTTTGCTTGAAATATACGAGACCAAATAACTGCAATTTTATTCGCTTCCTCTGGTGTCATAGTTGTATTATTCACGCTTTTAAAATAACTAAACCAATTGTATTCATCTTCTGTTAAACACAACGGCTTTTTGTATCTAAACAAATTATTTAATTTTTCCTTGCGTTCTTCACAACCGCAATCTTCACCACTAATAAATTTTACAACTTTTTCAATCCCCGTGGCTCTCGTCACTTTCTGAATCGTATCCCCCAATCCTATGGATGGTCGTGATTCTGTAAATTGTTTCCGTGTTTCGCTTTTCTTCGGCATATATTTGGTATTTTGTTTTTGTTCTTTGTTTTATGAATTGCTTAGCATTTTTGATAGAATTAAATACAGAGTGTGTTGGAATCCCAGTGCGTTTTTCAATGTCCCTCATTGAATGTCCGTATACAAAATGTAGCTCTAATAACATCTGGTCGTAATCTCTTAACTGATCTATTGCTTTTTTGACTTCGTTCATTAGATCTCCGTGGGCATATTCTGCCATTTCGGGGCTTTCTACGGGATTGAATTGGTCTTGGTATGGTATTGTTTTAGTTTCTGCCCTTTTAATGTCTATAAAGGCATTATGTAACATCTTGAAAATATAAATAGTATTTATTGTCCCGTTGTAATTAGCAAATCTTTCTAATGATCCTTCTTTTAATTTTATTTCTGCTAACTTGAGATACATAGTTTGAATGATGTCATCAATTTCATCGGCATTTGCACCAACATATTTTGATATTTTAATCCATTCATCATGGCGTTTGGCAACATCTTCAAGAGTTATCACTTTTTTACTTTGTAAATATACGATATTTATCAATACATCTACAATATATTAATCTGTTCCATTTTTTTTTGGTAGGTATATATCTATATTGGGATACATTACAGAAAACATATAGTCATCAATTTTTTCAATAAAACTATCAAAATCATAACAAACAAACACTTCGTATCCTTGTTCTTCAACTAGATCTAACCATTCTTTTTGCTTGGGTGTCAACTTGTTTGGATGTACTTTCATTTCAATAGCCATACCAATATAATCAATAGTCGTTACCATTAACAACAAATCACTTACACCCGCTAATACACCTTCTCCCATTAATATTCTCGCAGTAGTTGCTGACCTTGCACCCCCGTTTGGAACTGCAAATAACAACTTTGCATATTTTGGATACTTTAACCGAAACCACTTAACACACGCTTGTTGTAGTTGACTTTCCTTATGATTCATTCTTCATTAATATCATTAAATCTTCTGCTTCTTCGTAAGTATCAAATCTAGCAATTATTACTCCGTTTTCATACAAACGATATTCAATCGTGTCATTGACATATGCCTTAGCAATTTCATACCACTCCATTGATGTTCATTTTAATTTCGTGTATTTTTTGTAAATATGGTTTACATTCTGTGATATCTCCAAATTCAACATGACATTCTCGACATAAAGCCATTAAATTTTCAATTACATCTTTTTCTTTTGTACCTCCCATACCCCTGGCTTCAATGTGATGAATATCAACGGCTTTATTATCACATATTTCACACGGAATAAAATCATGAATATCATATTTCATGGCTTTCATGTAAATCTGTGTGTGCTTTTTCATTCTCCGTCTAAAAAAAAATCTTTTGCTTTGTTGTAACCAAATACATACCCTTTATTATACCAAAATTGTTGGTTCAATTTTTCAAGGTCTTTTAACTGGTTGTAAAGTTCAACTGAAATTTTTAAATCATGGTTTGCTTGTAACCATTCATTCAGTTCATCTAATGGACTTGATTCTGCATGTATCATAGTTTTTTATTTGCTTCGTTTCTTTTAAGTTCATTTTTTATTTTAAAATTCAGTAATTCCAATGCCCGTTTATATCCCTCCGCATAACCATCGGAATAACTCATTTCCCTTCCCATAATTTCCATTTCCTTTGCTTGTTCCAAAATGATTTCATGTTTGTATTTGACTTGGTATGTTGTTTTATCAACAATGATAATTCGGTGTTCAATCAATTGGTCAAGAAACCATTGAACCGCAGTCTGTTGTTTATTGTTTGTCATTTCACAGAATTAATTGCATTGTTTAG